AGTAAGTGTAGTGCATTGGGTAAGGGAAGCGACTAAATACGTTGGTGCTGAACCTATCGTTGTTTCAGTTTACGGAACAATGGCTTGTCAAACTCCAAGTGCAACAGACTTTACTGCATACCCAGATTTAACCTATGAGCAAGTTTGTGGCTGGTTAGACGCAGGATTGGACAAAGAAGCTTTAGACCTTAATTTAGATGCTCAAATAGAGAACATAATCAATCCGCCTATTATCACTTTGCCTTTACCTTGGGCTAACCCTACTCCTAATGAGAGCAATTAAAGACTACTTAATTATCATTCTAGCGTTCTTTGCTATGGTTTGGCTATATGAGTCATGCCATAGCTCTGATGCTGTTATAGAGTCTATAAAGACCGATACTGTGTATCAAACAAACGTTTTAACCAGGTGGAAACGAGGAAAAGATATTCCTTATGTTATAATAGCTACTGATACAATACATGATTCCGTACAATATACCGTACATGACACAATACGCATAATGACCGATTATATGCGTACTTACGCTTATTCTGACACTATTAAAGTAGATTCTAATACCTTTGTCATCAACGACACTATAAGCCAAAATAAGATCCAATCTAGGGGCTTTGAGGCTAAAATAACCGAAAAAACCATACTTACCACCATTACTAAGGCAGCTAAAGCTAAGAATACCCTTTATTTAGGCTTTAGAGGCGATTTAAGCGGCTCAAATGGCTTAGAAGTACTAAGTCCTGGAATCATGCTTAATGCCAAAAATAAGGCTCTAATAGGGCTTAATGTAAATATTAATAAAAATATTAATATAGTCTACTCGGGTAGTGTATATTTTAAAATAGGTAAGTAATGAAGAAGTTTATAAAGGATATGTTCTCAACTGGTGATGAAGTGAGCTCTAAAAGAGTGGCTGGTATCTTTGCATTAGTATTCGCAATAATTGGGGTATTTACAGCGTTATTATCTCAACCTGCGTTTGAAGCTTTATTAATGTACTCAGCCACATTACTTTCAGCTAGTGTTGTAACATCAATTTTTAATAAGAAATAACAGAATAATAATGAGCAATTTTGACCAAATAGATAGCGATTTAACACCTTTGGGTGCAGTAACAATGGCTATATCATGGCTAGATATTTTAGGAGTAGTAGTATTAAATCCACTACTACAAACTATCGTTTACTTGATGACTATTGTTTGGTTAGGAATGCAGATGTATGGTTTTATTAAAAAGCAGTTTAGAAAAAAGTTCTAATTTAGTGCATCATGCAAATCACCGCACATTTTAATCTAGCAGAATTTACTCGTAGCGAATCAGCTAAAAGACATGGTGTATCTAATCAACCAACTGCTGAACATTTAGAAAACATTAAAATACTTTGTCAAAAAGTATTAGAACCAATCAGAATGAAGTTTGGTCCTATTAACATTTCTAGTGGATATAGGAGCAAGGTTCTTAATCATTACATAGGAGGTAGTTTAAGGTCACAGCATTGCGAAGGCAAAGCAGTAGATATAGACATGGATGGTATGGGAGATGTGCTTAATGTTGACATCTTTGAATACATAAAAAATAGTCTTGAGTTCGATCAGTTGATATGGGAGTTTGGAAATCCTTTAAATCCTGATTGGGTTCATGTAAGCTATAATCAAGGGAATAACAGAAAACAAGTGTTGAGGGCTATTAAGGTAAACGGCAAGACTGCCTACGCACCTTACAAATAATGGCATACGTTTATAGACATATAAGACTAGATAAGAACGAACCGTTCTATATTGGCATTGGTATAACCGAAAACTATATAAGAGCATACAGTAAAAAAAGTAGAAATAAATTATGGAAAACTATAGCTAATAAATCAGGCTATGAAGTTGAAGTAATTTTTGATGACTTATCTTGGGAAGAAGCTTGTGAAAAAGAAAAGGAATTTATATCATTATACGGTAGGATTGATAACAAAAATGGCATATTATCTAATATGACAGATGGTGGTGACGGTACAATAGGTATTAAAATTTGGAATAAAGGTAAAAAGCTAAGTCAAAATCATATAGATAATTTATCTAAGTCCCATAAAGGAAATAAGTTAACAAAAGAAAGTATTCTTAAAGCAATCGAAACTAAAAGAAATACATATTCTAATAAAGGAAGAATTGTAGTTAATGTTCAAAATGGAGTATTTTATAGCTCTGTTTCAGAAGCAGCTAAACTATACAATATCAAACAACAAACACTATCAAGTAAATTAAATAATAATCTATACAACGACACATTATTTATTTACGCTTAAAACACACACCAAAAAACCAAAACCATGAGCAGATCAAAAAATGTTTTAATTGTGGGGGACACCCACGAACCATTTTGTCATCCTCAGTACAAGAACTTTTGCTATGAAGTAGCTAACAAGTTTCAATGTAGTGAGGTTGTTCATATTGGGGATGAGGTAGACAATCACGCAATCAGTTACCATGAATCTAAACCTGATGGTCATAGTGCAGGTAGAGAAGCTGACTTAGCACAAGCTGCTATGTACAAATGGTATAAGACTTTCCCTAATGTTAAAGTATGTATTGGTAACCACTCAGCTCTTCATAAAAGAAAGGCTCAAACAAGCGGTTTACCAGATCGTTTTATTAAGTCCTATGAACAGGCTTGGGATGCTCCTAGAGGCTGGAAATGGGCTTTAGAATGGGAAATAGACGGTGTTTTATACACTCATGGTACTGGGTCATCAGGACAAGCAGGAGCAATCAATAGAGCAAGAGATGCTAGACAATCAACTGTCATAGGTCATATACACTCATTTGGAGGTGTATTATATAGCTCATCAGATAAAGACATGATATTCGGAATGAACGTAGGCTGTGGTATCGATATTGATGCCTATGCTATGGAGTATTCACGACCTTTCCCCAAAAGACCCACATTAGGTTGTGGAGTTGTTTTAGATGGCGGAAGAGTTGCTATATTTGTTCCGATGCCTCTAGGCAGTAAGATTATTAGGTTGCCAAAAAAGTAACTATAGTCTAGTAAATATAACAAAGTGTGTATCATATTGAAAATCAATAAGGTATGCACTTTTTATTTCAGTATCAATTAAATCGTAAATTTGTATGAACAGAGAAACTGACGTTAAGATTAACCAATTAATGAAAGAAAAGGCTTTTTTAGAGGCTAAATTAGATTTAATTGTAAGGGAACTAAGATTAACTGTATTAAAAAATAGTATCACAAATGTTAATGCACATCATACAACTGACCGAAGAGGAAGATGAAAGCTATGAGTTCCAGGATAATACTGAGGAATCAGATGCTTATATCAACATCTATCAGGTGGCGAGTGTAACAGGTGACGAAGAAAACAGTGATAGGTGTTTCGTATATATGGCTAACGAGGATTATTTCTATGTGAATGAATCAGTAGATAGCTTTATTGCTAGGTATCAGAGTATACTTTATGGTTCAGTATTGACTAAGTTTTATGACACTAGAAATAGTCATAATTAAAATAGCTCTCATGTGTGGTGTGTGATTGTGTGTATGTTTTGGTTAAAGTGCTCCCTTAAAAAAGGAGCATTTTTATTTGGTAGAATAAAACACAATATATAATTTTACATTATTCTAAAAGGAAAGAACCTCCACTACGATCAAATTTTAGAACATTTCGTATTTAGCCCAAAGCCTGATTTGCTACCAACATTTCAGGCTTTTTTATGCCTAAAATTTGCATGAAATTTTCTAATAATTCATGCAATATATTACACTTTTATATATAATTGTAACAAAAATGCACTTAATATGTTGCATAATGTGTCATAAAATGCACTTTTTGATGTGCTTTTATCCCTTATAAGACACATTATAAAAAAAGACCCCATTAAGAATAATGAGGTCTAACCTTCTATTTAACTACAAACAAAACATACTACTTTTTGCTATACTGAGAAGCTCCGTAACCTATAGTTACTGCAACAGCTATAACGTATAATGCTCTTTCATACCATTCCCAAGTTGTTGGGTTATACTTATTAATAATGAAAGCGAATGGTAGATACAAACCTACTAATAAAAGTGTTAAGTTGATTAAAATATCTCTATAAATTTTTAAGTTCATAACTAGAAGGGTAATTTTTTATCTGTTGGTTTGTAATCACCTGCTTTAAATGTGTCCATTTCACAATAGAAATCACTTTGTTCAGGTCCTGCGTTCTTTTTGTCTTTGATAAGGATAGAACACCATCCTTTGTTAGATGCTGCGAATTCGTTAAGCTTCTTTAAGTCTTCAGGACCAAATGAAACCTTTCTGAATGATCCGTAAGCTGATCTAAGTGTGAAACATCTTCCTAAGAAGTTCTCTTTTTGAGTTGCCATGTTATTTTTGTTTTGGTTTATAAACTATTTTTTAATCCTTCCTTGAATTTCTCTAAGTATAATACAGCATCCATAAGTTCTTGCTGTAAATGCTCAGCCCATTCTTTAGTGTTTAAGTCAGTCCTATCTAGGTTAGTTCCGTATTTCGTAAAGCCTACATTAGCTCTATCTTTATACTTACTAATCACCGATTCGACTATGCTATCTAACTTATTCTCCATCTGCTTTATATTTTCTTACTTGTTCTTTAAGTTGTGCTCTCCATTTAATGTCTACTGTGCCATCGTTTAAGATGTCTTCTACTAGCTTAATAGTTTCAGCAGTAACGAATTGCTTTTCTTTAGGAACTACTGTAACCTTAACTTCTCTTTTAGTAGTCTTAGTTACTTTTTCTCCTTTGTTTTCTAATTCTTGATTTTCCATGATTTTTGTTTATTTACCCTGACCACGATATGGTTTTGGTGCAGGGCTATGTTTGTTATAAGATTTCTTTGCCTTACCTAGTTTACGCTTCCCGAAATTTACCTTCGTATTCGTCCCAGATGCTGATTTTGCTTTCGCCATTGTCTAAAAATATTGTTAAGTTAATTGTTCCGTCTGATACTTGCTGACATACTAAAGATGTTCCACCGCACATACCTAAGTGAGTTAAGAACTCTATCTGAGGTACACTTAATCGGTCGCCAATTGCTTTTATCTCAACTGCAATAAACTGACCATAGTTCTTATGATAGCCTATAATATCAGGTACACCTTTCTTCCCTATAAACGACCTTCCTTTAACAGCTAGGTTGTTATTCCTCCATACTTCATAACCTAAACTATCTAAATAATCTATCATCATCTTGGTTAAGTCACTTGCGGTTTTGTATGTCATATAAACGAAATTAGTGTATTTAATCGAAACGGATCATTTCCTGAGTAGGTACTTTTACATATCTTATGCCCTCAACTATCTTTGTTTTACCCCATTTAAAGTATCTTCTTGCCTTTATTCTAAGCATCTCAGCTCGTATAAAGTAGATTCTATCTTTAAGGTCAAAGTTGATAGCAAAGAACTCAACTCTTTTATCTGCTATGCCACTAGGTTTACCGTTATCCTCATATTCAAGCCACATATATTTTTGTTTTAAGGCTTTTGGCTGTTGGATTACTAATACCTTAGTGTTTCTAGCAAACAATAACAATGCCTGGTAAGTGCCATCTTTAGCCTTAGCTTGTTCAATATCGAACTTACGAGTATTCTTATAGTTTCTATTTAAGTCCACGCCTGTTAGGTAACTTTAGTTGTTTAGCATAAAAGTACAATGTTCTAGTCCCCATTCCTATAGCTACAGCTATATCAGAAACATCATCATACTTAGCAGTGTCATACCATGCTTTGGTAATGATGCGTTTCTTCATGTTTTCAATGTTTAGGTCTTCACCTTCAACATATACCACTTCAGGGTATTTTTCTTCAATTAGTGTGATGTTTGTGTCCATGTTTTTAATGTTTATAGTCTTGAAAAGTTGTTGTTTCTCCGATAAACCTAACTGGTATATTCCCTGTCCTACCATGTCTATTCTTTTCTACTTTAACGATAACTAGGTCATCAGGATTGTATTCCTTACCACCTATTTCTACAGGTTCTTTCATTTCGTAGTAAGATGGTCGCATAAGCATAATAACTATGTCAGCGTCTTGCTCAATACTACCTGATTCTCTAAGATCAGACAACATAGGTAGCTTATCAGCTCTTTCCTCTACCTTACGGCTTAACTGAGATAAAGCAATGATTGGAACTTCCAACTCTTTGGCTAAGGCTTTAAGGCTTCTGCTTATTAAACTTACTTCCTGCTCTCGGTTTTGGTTTGATTTGCCTTGTCCACTCATTAGCTGAAGATAGTCTAGGAATATAACCTTAATGCCATACTTCTGCTTCAGAATAGTAGCCTTAGCTCTGAGTTGTGAGATACTGATACCACCAGTATCTTCTATGTAGATGGGGGATTGGATTATCTTGTCATCTGTCTTTAAAAGTAGCTTTCTTTCGTAGTCGTTCAAATTATTCGTTCTAAGGCGTTTTAAGGGCACTTGACTCGTTATTGACTCTAACCTTTCAACTAGCTGTTCGGAGCTCATTTCGAGGCTAAAAATAGCCGTAGGTACGTTATTTAGAATAGCTAAGTGATAAACACTTGAAAGCATCATTGCTGTCTTACCTGCTCCTGGTCTTGCAGCTATAATACATAGGTCAGGTTTACACCATCCTGCTATAGTATGGTTTAGTTCCTCAAATCCTGTATTAAATCCTAAAAGTTCCCCATTACTAGCTTTATCTCTAGCGTAGTTGATAGATAATACGATGTCTTCTATGCTTTTTTCATAGATATTGCCATATTCTTGTAAAGCTATAAGTTGACTATTTAGGTCAGAAAGTAAATCTATAGCTTGACTATCGTTATTTAAGCACTGATTCTCAGCTATTTTAAGCACTTTATAAGCTTCACGCTTCTTATACATCTCAATAACAATCTCAATATGGCTGTTGATATGGTGACTAGAAGTTACATTATCAGTTAACTTAGATAGGTAGAATGCACCACCTACTTCTTGTATATCAGCATCTTGTGAAAGTTTTTGAGCTACAGTTGATAGGTCTATAGATACGTTAGTATCGTACATATCTTTGATAGCGTTAAAGATTTTTTGGTGCTTAAGGTCGTAGAATATGTCAGCCTTTAGATGACCTATAACCAATGGAATAGTCCTTTTATCTAAAAGCAGTGCCCCGAGTATGTTAGATTCAATATCTAAGGCTTTTGGTAGGTTTATAGCTATCATTTAAGTTTAATTTGTGTAGTTATTTTGTTAGTAGGTACTTGTTGGTTAAATTCCTTAGGCTTAATTATCTCATCATAGAATGATTCGTTATTTAAGTAGGTATCAGGATTCTTTCGGTATTGTTTATCAGGTTGTGCAATCTTATATTCCTTAGTATGTTTAATAGCTTGTGTTCTTTGATCGTCAGTTAGCTTATTCCATTTAGTTTGTAGTTTAGTTTTACTACCAACCTTCTTATCATATAAATCCCACCATGAATCGAAAGATATATTTATATATTTATTATTAATTGTATTATTAAGTATTGTATTATTATCCTTAGCCTTTCCCAAATACCCCTCTTCGACTTTCCGAATACCCCCTTCTCTTTTCCGAATAGGTATTGTGGGTGTCAAAATCCTTTGTTTCACTTGTTTACCATCATACAAAAGAAATGTAGTTATATAGCCTTTACTAACCAACTGGCTTACTAACTCACTAATCCTTGATGGGCTCAACTGAAAAAACTCGGCAAAATACTTATTACTAGCAAAACAACCCTTTTCTTTATCTAAGCTATCAATCTCTACCAACAATAGCTTTTCCATCCATGTAAGGTTTTCATCCAACCATACTTCTTTGGGAATCCAAACTCCCTTAAAATCTCTTTCCATAAAATAAAAGTGCCCTATCAAGTTCCCCCTACATTGCAGATAGGGGTTCGTATCAAGGGCAATAAGTTCTTAATGAGTCTGCAATACTCATGACAAATATACTATTTATCTCTAACTATTCTAAAAATTACATCCCTATTTTTATGTTTAAATCTACGCTTTAATAACGGACTAAGTGACTTTTTTATTGCATCTTGGGTAATATTTGTGTTCCTAGAAGCATGAGCCAATGATTTAAACAATATTTCAGACTTATCGTCAACATAAATCATCCTCACTGGTACTGAGTTCTCTAATCCTGCAATCTCCATCATATATTCCTAAATTTACTAATTATTAATGCTGTTAAATAGATTGTTATTGCTAATGGAACTGAAATGAACGTAAAGAATAGCAGTTCATAGATAAATATTAGTATTTCTTTCATAGGTTATTTGTTTTGGTTATAGGTTTGGTTGTAGTATTCTTCTGCAATATCTCCAAAGCGTTCTGCCCCATAATTAACAGCATCTATTATCTGCTCTTTTTCTTTTTCAATTAGTCTTTTTTCATTATTCGCTATCCAAGTATCAAAGTCAGTAAACTTATCTATCAAATGGTATAACTCAATCAATTCTTGCATTGCTGTTTTCATAGTTTAATCTTTTGTGTCTAGTTTATTATAAATAGCATAAGTCATAAACAATATAGCTTCTAATAATCTACCTTTAAAGGCAAAGTATAATGAAATGCTTGAACATACTATAGCTGCTATTAAAGAAAATAATTTCATGTGTGTAGTTTAAAAAACCACCCCAAGTTCCCGAATTACTATTTGGTTAAAAATATTAATATCTTGAGGTGGTATAAGGTTTTTATTTCTTTAAGTTAATCTTAAATGTTGTTGTGCTAATTCTAGGAGCTGGATGTATTACTTCTCCTGTTTCAGGATCTACCATAGCTGTTGGTAAGGTTCTAAGCATCTTTTCCCTTTCCTTGATAGCAAACTTCATAGACTCTAATTGGTCATTCATCTTGCTCCATGTATGGTCTTGGTCATAGATATACTTTACGCCTGACTCAAACTTAGCCATTTCGCTTCCTAATACCTCTGCTTTGCCTCCAGGATATTTACTAAGCTCATCTAGTACTAACTCCTTTAAATCGGCTCTAATGCCTTCTAAAAGCTGAACAACAGCCTCAGATTTAACAAGTAACTCTAATGGCGACTCACCAGTTTGTGTAAAGTGATCTACTATCTGCGATTTGATTAACTCAATAGCAAATTTGTTAGGCTCAATAGAAGCAAGTTCTACTTTTGGTAATAATGTTAGGTTCATGTTAAATGTTTTTGTTTTTTAATTGTAATGTCCCATGATAATCCATAAAGTTTTCCATAGCCCAAATACTATCTTTATAATGAGTTCCTATAGGCTCTTTTTGAGTATGATTAGGATTATGCAATAAAGTGCCCTCATCTTTATTTAAAAATAAAACTATGATTCCAGTATATGTATTAATCATTAATTTAGGGAATGTAATATCAGAATCGTAAGAATGGTTTATAGAATGTAGCATTATTTAAGATTTTCTTTTTTCATTTTTAATACCTTCATCAATGTTTCATCAGCATCGAAGATTTGCTTATATCCATAGTAAATGTCAGTTAACTGCTTAACCTTAGTACACTTAGCTATTTCCATCATAATATCTTCTCTGCTTGGTACATCATCGATTATTTCAGCTACTACCTCTTGTACTGGCTTTGAAGGTTTTTTAGGCTCTTCATGAACAAAGTCCATCTCCTCAGCAGGTGTAGCCTCGAATCCTGCAGCTTTCATCAACCATGCTAATAAGTTACGATAAGCCTTGCCTATTGCTCTTGTCTGTGCCATAGATAGTATTGCATATTCATCAAAATACCTTTTAGTCTTTTCGGCATTGGAACATAAAGCAATACCAGTAGCAACAACAGCACCTGTATTAATATTACGAACTTCGCAAGTTGCCAAATATTTGATATTCGTTTCATTAGATAAATCTTTAGTGTCTGTAATAATTGGCATCAATCCTAGAGAAGCACCAGCAAATTGCCAACCTTCTACATTTACGAATTGTTTGCCTTGAATATTTGAGCTTAAACCTTTTTCTTTTATAAGTTTAGATAACTCGTTAGATAATTGTAGCATTGAGTCTTTGTTGATTAACTCATAGCTTGGGCTAGTTGTTTGTAATTCCATTTGTTATTTGATTTGATTGTGTAAAAAAAGTTGCTTGTTTGATTGGATACTGTTCCCACATCTTAACCATAGCTTCCATAGTTTCATAACTTGATTGGCTGTAGTTCATGTTGTGGATGATTTTAGCGACAAAGATTTTTTTGTCTACTTCGTTCATGTGTGCGAATGTTGATAGCATAATTGTTTAGTTTGATGATAATGTTAAAAGGTTTTTATTAGCCATGTTTAAGCCTAACTCTTGTTTCACTTGCTCGTATTGAGCCTTATAAAGTTTCATGAAGCCTAAGTCATTCTCGAAGGTTGTAATGCCATGAATAACGGTAGTATGATCCCTTTCGAATACTTGCCCTATCTCTTTTAGTGTCATAGAAAAATAACGTCTAAAAATATAGTAGCACATATTCCTAGCGAATACTAGCTCCTTACTACGATCAGGCGTAAATACCTTATACCTATCTACCTTCATAATTTCGCAGACTTTTCTAATAACCTGCTCAAATTTTACTTCTTTTTGCTTAAGTCCTGGCATAACGTAATAGCTTATTTTTGTTGCTCCCATATTTGGTTTTTAAGTATTTCTAATTTCTTCTCGTAGAATGTTTTGATCAACTCGGTCATCTCGTAATCATTGTTCTTTAATCTTGTTTCAATGATGTAACGACTATAGCCTGTAATCTCCATAATCTTCTTCATGTCCCCATACTTAAATAGGCTCTTGTGGTCTTTGATTTCTAACATTTGTTTTATTTGGTTTTAAAGTGATTGATATGTCTATCTATTTGTAACGTAAAGTTGTTTTATTTTTATTCTGTCCGTTTAACATTGCTTTTAATGTTGAATAATTTATGTTTTCTTTTTCAGATGCTTCTTTGATAGATCCATAAAATACATTATTTTCCATGTTAATTATTGATCTATTATGTATTGTAGAAAATATCTTTCTACATTTATCACTTAAACCAATAGCCCAAGCGTGTACAGTATTCTCACTTGCTGTTACCCATTCAAGGTTTTCTAATCTATTATCAGATTTGATACCATTAATATGATTTACTTGGGGTTTTTTATCAGGGTTTGGTATAAAAGATATGGCTAAAAGTCTATGTATAGATATATTTTTCTTCTTACCACTTTTGCATAATACAACCATTACATAACCATCCTTGTCTAAGCGTGTTTTTAAAAATATGTTTTTTCTTTTGCTAAATACTTGTCCTTTAGTATTTATAGTGTAATCATCAAATCCTTCAATGTCTTTTTCCATGTTTATTTTAATTTATTAAATAATCTATTGTGCCTATCTATCGCCTCGATACAAGCATCTAATGAGGCGTAATAACTACTTCTCCAGTAATACCATTTGCCATGTAGTATTTGATTGTCCCAAGTAATATACATCCCTTTGTAGGTGTATTGTTTTGACATTCGTCCGTTACTGTTTACATAGGTAAACTCTTCTTTGATACCTTTTTTCTTTTGTTCTAGGGTTAGTTTCAGCATTGTGTTGGTTTTAGATCTCGTCAGAGATATGAATTTTTACTCTTGCGAGGGTTTTTGATAGATTTTTGTTTCTAATATTTTTGATGTTCTTAGTGGTATGCCATTGCTTAGATTTTCAAATATTGCATAGGCTTTGTCTTTATCAACATTAATAGATCCGCTAATTAAGACACCTTCTTGCTTTGTGTAGTACATTGTGCTACCTAAGATTTGGTCTGTTTCTTCTACGAATTCGAATTTCATGTGTTGTTTTATTAGTTTTGGTTAAATTAATGATAAGGCGTAAATAATAGGATAAGGCGTAATTATGACGATAAGGCGTAAATATGAAGATAAGGCGTAATTCACGTCTTTTTTATATTAAGCTTTGATAATCTAGTAAAGTAAGTTTTTGAATCGCCAATCTTAGCATTGCTCATGTTTTTTTCGTATTCCAATGGATGAATACAAGTTTTTGTCTGATGGTTGTAGTAGGCTTGTTCACCTTTCTCGATGATTGTACCTGTAATACCGCAACGCATTTTGTAGCTGAGTGTAATTAATTCGTGCATGATGTTTTTGTTTGTTTTTAATTGTTTGGTAAAATTAGTAGTTTTTTTGATATCTTTTGAAGTTTTTTGCTAAAATTTTGTTAAAGGTTTGTAAAGTTTTTGTGATCCATAAAAATTTTTGTGCCAATAATATGCGTACAACAGATTTTTAGCGAGGGTTTTTGTGTACCTACATACCCATCTAGCTTAGCACACCTTAGGGGTTTTTGCCTATGGGGAGTTTTTGCCCATGCAAGATTTTTGGCTATGCCAGATTTTTGGTTGCAACTGATTATTAGTTGCATAGTCAACTAATGGTTAAACATCAATGTTTCAACATGGATATTTTACGCAATATGCTGACTAATTGACTAAAATCAATTTAAACGCCATTTTAAGACGTTTTTAGCCTGTTTAATATGTTGGTAATGTACTTACATTGTTTTTTATTTTTAGGGGCTTATTTTGGCTTAAATTAGCTTTTTTATCTTGCTAAATGTTCGTACCAACTTTGTTTTAATTGGTTAGTGTACGCCTTGAAATCTCTTTTTGCATCTCTTAAGGTCGTTAAATAGTAGACTTTTTTAATAAACTGACTGTTAATAATGTCAGTAATTAGTAAACTACCGTTGGGTTGTTTTTCAATTATCATTTTTGTACTGTTTATGGTTAAAAAATTTGAACCCTTGCTAGTAGCGAACTAGATAACCTCTAAAGGTTCAAGGGTTGGGGGTTTTAATCTCTTGTAATATCTACAGGCATAAGAATACCGAAAGAAAGGTTTTCAGCATTTCTAACCTGTATTGTTTTAAGTCTACCAAAAAAGGTATAAATATACTTGTTTTCACTACCTCCCAATGCTTCACAAAGTGTAGACAACAAAGAGGGATTAAAACTAATCGTGTCCAGTGCTTCAGTAGGTTGTTCACTTGAATAAATAACACTTTCACAGTCAGGGAAACGCCCAACATGCTGAAATTCTGGTTCGGTTAATACCTTAATTGTTCCCAACTTGTTTCCCTTTATGTCGGTAGCTTCTAAATAATTACCAGCATTTAATAAAAAACTAGATCCATTGTAAAATTTATTTTTTTGCCACTCTTTGCCATCTATGTAAAAATGGTAGTCATCTTTGTTGAGTTCGCTATCTTTCCCAAACAGTTCACAAAGTGGAACTTTTGCTAATATGTGGCAATTAGTAGCGTATGCGAACCCTAGTTTTATTTGAATATACCCTAAATGAGGTCTAATTTTGTTTTTTTGTTCAGTTGCTAAATGTAATTTTTTCATGTTGTTTGTAGTTTTAGTAGTTTATTAATTGTTTTGATCGTCGATTAAGTGTTGGGCAATTTCGTACCAGTTTACTTCAGATACGAAAGCAAGAGCGTAATCTAGTACCAAAGTACTTTGCACTGTCACATCCTCCAAAGTTTCCATAACGTATTGTTGACACTCTTTAGATAATTGATAAGGATCGCTTTCGTACTTGTTTGGGTTAAAATCATCGAACCACTCTAAAGCAATTCGCCATGTAGCGTAATTTGTCCAACCGTTGTAAGTTGTTATTTCTTGTTGTGTTGTTTGTGTCATTGTGTTAAGTTTAAAAGGTTTGTTTATTTGTTTGTGATTTCTTGCCAGATTGTTTTTGCTAATGTGTAGATAAGAACCGAACCGATAAGTACTAATGTCGCTTCGATTATTGTTATTGATTGTCCCATGTTATTTGAATTTAGATATTAGATAATTAATTACTAATCTAGCCATGTTTGACAAGATAATAACGAATAAAACTAATTGAGCAATGAAAAGGATTGTTGATAATGTTTGCATGGTTTAAGGTTTAAAAGGTTATAAAGTGAATTGATAATTCAAATAATATAGCAATACTAAATGGAATTAATAAAGCTAAAATCGTGTAATCTTTGTTAGTTTGTTTCATTGTGTTTTGATTTATTTGTTTGTTATTACTGAGTGAATTAATCTAACAACGTTTACTAAAAATGCTGTAAAGATTGTTAATTGTGCTACCATTACGATTGTGTTAAATGTGTTCATGTTGTTGCGTTTTATTGTGTTTTTGTTTGTTTGATAAATCAAAGATAATAACTAAATCAATACAAAGTTCAAAAATATTAAAATATTTTAAAATTATTTTTTAGGTATTTATTAGTGTTGTAAGATTAAATTAATAGTATTTAATTATCCAATGTTTAATATCTAATTTAATATTGAATATAATATACTATATTAATATAGTAAATTAATTAGTAATTGAATTACTTTTACTATTATAGTAGTAGTGTATAATAATACTATTAGGTTAGTGGGTTTTACTTTTCGTCTTTGAGTCGATCTGCAATCATTAAATTATTCCCTTAACTTTGACCACCTAAGCCACCACAAATGATCCAACTAATGAACAGGGGAGTAAGTCATATAGATTATATTATGTTAAGTAACAATGGAAAAATCAATGTTACAACAGCGAAGTCCTCCCCTACTCCACCACATAGACCCCCTACCCACTTTTTTAGCGTAGAAGGTATAATGCACCTCTTGTGCCCCCCAATTTTCTGATATAAAACAAAGATTTTAACATTTTTAAACATTTGACATGAATTGCTACGTTACATTAGCTTTTGCACTTAAACAGATTAAGCGAGGTAAAAGAAACCTTAATAGGCGTAATATGGTTAATGGATTGCGTAGGATATGTCGTACACTTAAAATAGGATACTAATGAAAGACACGTTTGGTAAGAAGGAATACGCTTGTAAATGCGGTACAGTGACTGAAGGGTATGTATGGTTAAGTCAAATCAAGACTACTCAGTTTGAATGCACTAAATGTGGCAAATGGCTTGGATATGGAGAATTAAGCCAAAAGAAGGTCACTAGCATTATTTCGATACGCACACCAACCAAAAATAGATAAGATGAATGCACAGTTTAAAGAGATAGCTAAAGAGGCTTTTATCATAGCCTATAAGGAGAACTTTGGGAATATTACGATTAGTTGTGAGGCTTCTGGTATTGGAAGAACTCAGTATAAGACTTGGCTGAAGGATGACCCTGAGTTTGCTAAGAGGTTAGCTGAAATCGAGCCTGAAGAGATTATGCTTGACTTTGGCGAACAGAAGTTGATGGAGAGGATTGCTAGGGGTGATACCTTAGCGACTATGTTCCTATTGAAGACTAGAGGCAAGAGAAGAGGATATATCGAAAAGACTGAGGTTTCTCATGAAGGAGATGTGGTTAAGCAGATTACAGTGAATGTTATTAAACCGAACCAAATTGGAGATGTCATGAAACAAATAGACGGAGATGAGCATAAGAGCTTACCTGAAGGAGAGATAATCAACTTCGATACGCAGACTGAGCCAGGAATGGTAGTACCTGCTTACAAAGCTGGTGAAAGTGACGAAATCCCACTTTATAACCATGATTCTGGTGAATTATTGGACATTAACGAAGAAGGAGAGTATGAAGAATAGTCAGAATAGCTTTATTTCGCATTTTAAGGCGATTCTAAGGCTTTTAACCTTATGTGTAGTACTATGTGTTCACTTTGGAATTGAAAGGCTTAAATGGGGCTTAAAGTAGCAAATTATATAGACACCCCCTACCTTCCTATAAAACCAAAAGTTTTCTAATGGTAAACTTCCATCCAATTTTTTAAAATTTTTTCTATGAACGTCACCACAAACGTAGTCTTCGAAGTCCTACAAAACTCACAAAAGAGAATATCCATCATGCAAGGTGGAACAAGATCTGGTAAAACATACAATGTAATTACATGGTTTATCGTTAAGCTGCTTCAAGAGAAGGGAAAGACGCTGACAATATGTCGTAGCTCCTTACCATCCATCAAAGGTTCGGTTATGCGTGACTTTGTTGAGATATTGTCTAAATATGGGCTTTATAGCGAAGAGAAGCATAATAAGACCGATAACATCTACTTTTTGGGGAATAATGTGGTAGAGTTTGTTTCTACCGACCAACCTCAGAAGATTAGAGGTCGAAAGCGTAATTACCTGTTTATAAACGAGGCGAATGAGGTAAACTACGAATCTTGGATGCAGTTGTCCCTAAGAACGACTGAGAAGATAGTAATTGACTACAACCCTTCCGATTACTACTCCTGGATTTACGACAAGGTAGTTCCAAGAGAAGATGCCGACTTTACGATTACGACTTACCTAGACAACCCATTTTTAGAGAAAGGCATTATTGAAGAGATTGAGAGGCTTAAAGAGGCTGACCATGAATATTGGCGTGTTTATGGGTTAGGAGAGAGAGCAATATCCCAAGCGACCATTTATACGCACTGGAAGCGTAGAAGGAACTTCCCTGATGGCGGAGATGTGTTCTATGGACTTGACTTTGGCTTTAACAACCAAACAGCACTTGTTAGGGTTAAGAACTTTGATGGAGAGTTATTCGTGGATCAGTTAATCTACGATACAAAGATGTCAACAGCTTTGCTGATTGATAGGATGCGTTCTTTAGGGCTTGATAGAAACTCAGAGATATATGCCGACCCTGCTGAACCGAAAACCATATCTGAGATTAATAAGGCAGGATTTAACTTAAAGAGTGCTGTGAAGGATGTTTATGCAGGAATCAACAAGGTTAAGTCATTTCCACTACACATCAAGTCAGAATCTTTAGATTTGCTTGATGAGATTAAAAACTATAAGTGGAAGACGGATGCAGATGGCAATACACTTGATGAACCTGTTAAGTTTCGAGATCACTTAATGGACTCTATGAGGTATGCCATATACACAAAATATGCGAAAGTTAAAAGAGGATGGGTTGTATAGCATAAAAATTTGTTACTTTTGTAAAAATAATATATAGCGTGAATTTAACGGACATACTAAAGGCAGCTAACCCTTTTCAGAAGAAGGCAGCTCCAAAGGTGACTTTTAACAATCCTTTTACTGACTTCGGTGGATTGATTGGAGGAAGAACACTTTATCCAGAATTAGACCAGGAAAAATTTGTACTTGACTATAAAAACAATAGTGAGGTATATGCTATCATCAAACGTATCTCTAAAACTATTTCTACAGTACCTTTCTATGTTTATCAAGTAAGGAATAAGAAAGAGTTGACAAGATACAAGTCTATGTTGGCTAACGCTACTTCAACAGCAGATATTGCTAAAGCAGAGTTAGTTCGTGTAAAGGCAGTTGCAGAGATTGCTCAATCACCACTAAACGACTTATTAGAAAAACCAAACGAATACCAGTCATTCTCTGAGTTTATCGAGAGTGCTGTAGGGTATAAACTAATTACTGGAAACACTTACATCTGGGCGAACAGACTAGAATCAGGTAAGGTTGCTGAACTTGTTACACTCCCATCTCAATACGTTGCTATCATCTCTGATGGTACTATAAATGGGGTTGAAGGTTATTCTTTTACGCTAGTTGGATGGGATCAATTAGATGCGAAAGACGTAATCCATCTAAAATACTTCAACCCTTACTTTGACACTAACGGTAATCAACTATACGGTTTATCACCTTTACAGGCTGCTTACAGAACTGTTCAGCGTTCTAACGATGCGAAAGATACATCTGTAGGTATGTTGCAGAATCAAGGACCTAAAGGTATCTTATCTGCTGACGAATCAAATGACTTTGGACCAGAAGCAGCAGGAAAGCTTAAAGAAGATTTCTACAATCAATACGGAACTAAGACACAAGCAGGTATCGTAAAGAATGCAGGTAGAATATTGATTGCAGGTGCAAAGCTTAACTGGATTAACATGGGATTAAGCCCTGTGGATTTACAGTTATTAGAATCAGAGAAAATTACACTTAGAGAACTTTGTAATGTTTACGGAGTGAACTCTGCGTTGTTTAACGATCCTGATAACAAGACTTACAACAACATGAAGGAAGCTAAGAAGGAAATGTTGACTCAAGTAGTCCTTCCTGAATTAGTAGCTCTTCGTGATGCGTTTAATAGATTCTTCTCAACAGAGATTGGTCAAGGTTACTATATCGATTTCGATTTGACAGTATTCCCAGAATTACAAGAGGACATGAAAGAGCTTAGTGCTATCCTTTCACAATCTTGGTGGATTACTCCAAACGAGAAGAGAGCAGCTATGCGTTATGACACTATGGAAGGAACTGAAATGGATGAGATATTTATCCCAGCAGGTTACTTGCCTATTGATGAGTTAACAATGTTGCAAGACCCTAGAGATGCTCAACAGCAAAGTGACTATAATTTGCCACCTGTAAAAAGTGAAGGTTTTTTTTTGAGTAAGAACGAACAAGTAGACGAAGTATTCACAAAGTACAAAGCTACCGTTAACATGAGCTACTCAGAATTAGAAGCTTGGTCAAATACAGAGTGTTCTAAGAAAGCATCACTTGATAGAAGCCCTATCACTAGAAACCTAAGACTATTGTCTAAGAAGAAAGAAGATTGGACTACTAATGATGCAGAAGATGCAAACAGAACTATAAGCTTTGTGAGCAGAATGAAAGGAGCAGAGCAAGGTGAACCAGCCGCAAAAGGTTGTCCATCTAAAAGAGATATATCACTTAAAAACTGGGCTTACGACCCTTCAAAATAATAAATATGGAATTTAAATCATTTGACGAAGCTTTTAAGATTATAGAAGATAACTTATCAGAAAAGAGAGTAAACAAGACTAACCCAAAAGGTATTAGCCATGCTAACAGTTTAATATCAGGCGGTGATGTTACAAGACCAGCGTCTTGGAAAAGACCATCTGTAGAAATGGAGAATGCTTATATTGAGAAAAATGGATGGGATGAGTTTTCTAAATGGTTTTTAGGTGTTGATACATCTATGGACAAAGAAACCAAAGGGCACTATGGCTACATATACACTTCTGACTTTAAAACAGTAGACAGAGAAGGATTACGAGCAATCAGACAAAGGTCAGCAAAAAACGGACTAAAAGGTGTGTTTGCAGCAGCAGGAAAAATGATTGAAGCAATAGATCCAAAAGATTAGATGCCTAAAATACTTTATCCATCACAGCAGTTTGCTTTGCAACAAAAGATTGCAAGGAAATCAATCAGAGAGTTTCAGCCTAAAATAAAACAGGCGTTACAAGCTGACTTTGATAAAGCTGCTCAAATGGTTGAAGCATTAGGAGTAGAACAAGCAGCTAACAATCGTGCAGGATTTTTTACTGGCGATAAGATTAATAATATTTTACGAACTTTGTATGAGTCAACTGGCGGTTATACTGCCATGAGATACCAGCAGATGTTTGAAACAACTAAGAAAGCGGAAGAGATTGACCTTGACCCTTTAAATATTTTGGATGAGTGGTTGGTATTTATGTTATCTTATTGGACTGCCATTAGCGGACCTAAGATGTATGGCATAGAGAATACTACTGAAAACGAAATAGCTCGTATATTAGCGAGTGTTATAAAGTATGGTCAAGAGAATGGATTGTCACAAAACGAGGTAAACAAGTTGGCTATTCAGACTCTAAGAGAAGGAAAGATTAATAACGCAAGGAGTTTACTTATAGCAAGAACTGAAAGCCATCAGGCATTAAGTGCAGGTGCTATGGGGGCGGTGAAAGCGGCAGGTGTTCCAGTATTAAAACAATGGATAGCTGCTGAATATCCAGCTAAGAGTGGTAAGCCAAGATTATGGCACAGAGATTTAGATAGACAAACGAATCCTGACAACAAAGGTGTAAGAATCCCTGTTAATCAACCATTCCTAGTAAATACTCCTGACTATGGTGTAATAGAGATGCAATATGCTCATGATGCGGCAGGGTTAGCAGTAAACAACTGTAACTGTAGATGCTGCACAGTGTATATAGCTTAAATAAACAAATATGAGTAACTTTTATAAAAAGAAAGCGGTAAGTGGTGCTCCAGTAGATATGGAGGATGGTAGCAGAATAATCACTGTCTACTATTCTGCGTTTGGTAATGTGGACAGCGATGGCGATGTTATTGTGCCAGGTGCATTCACTAAAACCCTAAAAGAAAACGGACCTAATGCTAAGAATAGAATCTGGCATTTATTTAACCACTCAACTGAAAAGCCAATCGCTAAGCCATTTGAAATGATGGAAGATGGATTTGGTTTAAAGGCTAGAGTAAAGATGCCTAATACAACATTAGGTAACGATACTTATGAGTTGTATAAAGAAGGTCATATCACAGAACATAGCATCGGCTTCCAGACAATCAAGTCACAAGCGAAGTCAGGCTATAACGAAATCAATGAAATAAAATTGTTTGAGGGTAGTTCAGTATTGTGGGGTGCAAACGCAAATACGCCTACAGTTGGAGTGAAGAGTCAAATTAAGTCTGTTCTTGTGGATGAGATGGGTAAAACTATCAAGTCTTTAAGAAACGGTCACTTTACTGACGAAACATTCGAATTGTTAGAACTTAAACTTAAACAGTTACAACAATATCTTGCTGAGATGGAAGAAGAAGAGTCAGTCGACCTTGAAGAACAACCGCAAACATCTTCTGAAGGCACAGTCGAAATGCCAGAGGAAGAAGCATTGGAGGAAGAGGAAGACCCGATGATTTCCGTTGAAATCGAGATAAACAAATATTTACAATCATTTAAAATTTTCAACTAATGGTAGAAGAAATCAAAAGTGCTTTCGAAGGCGTAAAGACCGAAGTAAACGGTGCTATCGATACACTAAAATCTGAAAACGCAGTTGCGGTAGAAGGATTAAAATCAGAATTAGAAGAATTAAAATCTCAAGTTGCTGTAGTGAAAGACGCTGCTGACAAATTAGAGGCAAAAAACAATCGTAAGACAATGAGTGAAAATCAAGTAAAAGGGTTCAATGCAACTCTTGCTGAAGCAATCGAGAAGAATGCTGACAGCATCGCAAAATTAGGTCGTGGTGAGCAGAAGCGTTCTGGCTTTATCTTAGACACTAAGGCAGTAGGTAACATGACTGAAGCAGTTAACTTAACTGGTGACATCCAAAGACAATATGCTCCTCAAGTATATGCTCTTCCTTCTCGTAAGGTGCATTTGAGAAGTTTATTACCAGTAGGTACAATCTCTACAGGTTTATTCACTTTCCCTAAGGAAACTGGTGGTGAAGGTAGTGCAGCTCCTCAAACTCAAGGTTCTGCTAAATCTCAAATCGATTTCGATATCACAATGACTGATGCTCCTGCACAGTACATCGCTGGTTTAGTAAGAATCTCTCGTCAAATGTTAGATGACGTTCCTGCTATGACTTCTTTCTTACAAGCTCGTTTGTTAGAGAAGTATTTATTAGCTGAAGATGCTCAGTTATTGAACGGTGATGGTACAGCTCCAAACTTAACTGGTTTGACTATCAATGCTGCTACTCCAACTGGTGCTGCAACTGTAGACGTTGAGCAATTAGTACAAGCTATTGCACAAGTTTCTGCTAGTAACTATACTGCTAATGGTATTTTGATCAACCCAACTGACTGGGCTAACATCGTTAACACTAAGAACACTAACGCTGCTTACAGCTTACCTGCTTCTACAGTTGTTACAACTGATGGCAACTTGTCTATCGCTGGTATCCCTGTGTTCCAATCTACAGCTATCGCTGCTGATAAGTTCTTAGTGGGTGACTGGGCTATGGGTGCTCAAATCATGCAAAATCAAGGTATCTCTGTTCAATTCTCTGAAATGGATAGCGACAACTTCCAAAAGAACTTGATTACTGTAAGAGTTGAAGCTCGTATTGCATTCCCTATCTACTACAACAGTGCGTTTGTATATGGTGATTTCGGTAACGTAGCTTAATCTTAGATTAACCTAATATAGAGGGGTAGCCTAAAAAGCTGCCCCTTTTTTATGTCCGCTATATTTTAGTTATTTTTGTAGAAATAATGGCATAATGCAAATAGTAAGAGATATAACGACCACCGTAGCTCCAACAGCAGTTGTGGTTACCTTAGCTGAAGCTAAAAACTACCTTAGAGTTGATTACAATGAGGATGATGATTTAATTACTGCTTTAATCAATACAGCTCAGACTAGACTTGAGCAATACGCAGGAGTTGCTATGACTGCTAGAACACTTAAAGTTGTAGCTTATGTAGATGCTTTTATAGAGCTTCCATATACGCCTACTAACACTATTTCTAAAGTAGAATATTGGGATAATAATGCTTGGGTTGAAATGGAAGTTGGCGAATATTACGTTTTAGGTGACACTACTAAGAAGGTGTACTTAACTAGCATATTTGATAACGAGTTTAGATTCACTTATACTTGTGGTTATACTACCACTCCTCAGACAATGAAGACTGCCCTTTTAAAGATGATTTCAGACCTATATGAGTACAGAGAATCTTCAGTTGAAGCAACTAAGCCATCGGCTAATTTGATGACCGCATATGAGCTTATGAAGCCATTTAAACGCATAAACGTAATTATCTAATGATAGGCAAATTACATAATAGAATAACATTTAAGAGTAAAACAGGTGTATCTGACGGTGCAGGTGGTTATGTAAATACCCTTGCTGACTATTATACTTGTTGGGCTCAAATGTCAACAGATAGTAACACCAGAACTAATATATCTGGAACTGATGGCATAAAAGATGATATTACATTTAGAATTAGATATACAACATCAAAAACATTTGATAAGAAGTTGGTTATCAGCTTCCAAAGCAAATTATATATGATAAATTCTATCATAAATGAAGGTGATAATAATAAGTATTTTTTAATAGGATGCTCAACACTTAAGTAATGTTTATAGAAGTAAGAGGTATTGGTAAATTAAAAAGGAAATTTGCAACTGGATTTGTTAGCTTTAAATCACACGTTATCAATGAGTTAAACACAATGGTAAAAAATATTGAAGGAGAAGCCAAGTCTGATGCTTCAAATTTACCATATTTAAAAGCTAATTCTAGTTATGAAAGAACAAATTACTTAGCAAATAGTATAGTTTCAATACCTTATAACGGCACTTTTGCTTCAGTAGTAGTAAATGCAAAATATGGACCTTATGTAGAATTTGGTACAGGTACTGGATTTGGCATTCAAAAATATAAATACAATTTAACTACTAAACATATATTACCTTACGCTTCAATATTTAAAGGGTCAGGTGGCAAAAACAGCAATATGGGTTATAGAACTTATTTATTCAAAAATTTTGAAATTGAATACACTAAAGCTTTAAAGGGTATTAAAAACTTTAAATTGCAATAAGTTCAATTAAATATATTTCGCTAAATTTGTACAAAATCAATACCATGACTATTACACTAAACGAAGAGCAGGTAAAACAATTAGATGCGTATTTCCAAGAATTACCAACTAAATATGGTTTACCTTTAATTCAGTTCTTATCAAAACTTGCTCAAGAGCAAAATCCTGAGGAAGTAAAAGCAGAAACAGAAGCTTAATGAAAGATTGCGGATTAGCTATAAGAAAGGCTTATGTAGATAAGTTAACCTCAGAGAGTTTTTCTTTGGGTGTTTATGATACTATTGCACCTGACGAAGTAGAGCCGCCATTCTTACTTATAAGCAGTCAAACATCTGGAGAAAATAGTGATAAACAAAGCTACCACTTTGACGTTACTATTCAATTTGATGTTGTTTATAGAACATTTAAGTCAGGTGAAGTTGGGCAAAAGTCGGTAGACCAGTGGGCTAACGAATTGTTAGAGATCATAGGCGTTAATGTACCTGACTATCCAGATGCTTCTCCTGACTTTAAAATAGTTACTCGTAAAATGACAAGCAATAATGCTACATTTGATTATGTAAATGAAGCTTATATTTTTAGAAGAGTAATTACAATGGAACATTTTGTGAATCAAATATTATAAAAAAAGCTAAAATAAAATAAAATGGCAACAACAGGCGTATTTAATGGTACTCAATTAGTGGTACTTGTAGGAACTGAAGTAATTGCTCATGCAACTTCTTGTTCTTTAACAGTAAGTGCTGACTTACCAGATGCAACAACTAAACAAAGCGGTGGATGGGCAGAAGAAATTGGCGGATTACGTTCTTGGTCTATCACTACAGACGGTCTTGCTACAGTTGAACCAACAGGTACAAGTTATGTAGTAGGAGATATTTTTTCTGCTTTAAACGGAAGAACTGCTGTAACAGTTAAGTTTACAACAGCTAATGGTAATACAGTTGTAACTGGTGATTTAGTTTGGTCTGGTTCTGCTTTCGTAGAGAGCTTAGACATCACTGCTGATATGGAAAGCCCAGTTACTTACTCTGCATCTTTCACAGGAACAGGACAATTAACTCAGGCTACAAACTCATAATAACACCAAAAAAACCAAAACATGAGAGGACATTACGAACTATCCCTAAGCGATGGGACTAAGATACCTATGAGATTTTGTACATGGTCTTTAAAGAGATTCTGTCAACTTCAAGGTATTGGACCATCTGAAATAGGAGAAGCTTTAAGTGGATCTAGCCAACTAGACGCTATGACTAATTTAATTAAGGCTGCGGCAGAATATCCTTTGTATAAAGAAGGTATAACGCCAAAAATTAGTGAATTAGATGTATGTGATTGGATAGATGATATTGGAGGTATAGCAAGTGAAAAATTTCAAAATATTATTACTGCTTTATCTGATAGTATGAATAGTGGAATTGAGTCTACTCCAGTAAAGAAAGGCAAAGGTTCTGATGTAAAAAAAAATTAGAGTGGATTGAAATTGAAAGATATACAATGGGGGAGTGCCAAGTGCTTCCCCATTTGTTTTGGGATATGACGATGGCAGAGGTTGATTTTGTATGGTATGGATACCGTCATAAGGAAGAACAAGAATGGTTAAGAACAAGATGGCAAACCACTATTCTAATTAACATACAACTACCAAAAGGGAAAAAAGTCAAAGCACACGAGCTTTTACCACTTGACTGCGATAATCGTAACTTTGTAAAGCAGAGGGTTATGACTAATGATGAACTGCAAGAGGTATTAAAAAAGTATAACAATATTAAAGTTTAGATAAAATGGCAGGAGAAGATTTACTACAAATTAGGGTTACAGCAGACTTTAAACAAGCTGAAGAATCATTTTTAAAATTAAGTAAAACTGCTACTACTTTTGAATCTGACATTAGAAAGATTTCTGCCAACGTAAGCAGAGAGTTTAATAAAATAGAAGGAAGTGCCGAATTATTTGGCAATTCAACTACTGTAGTTGCCGATAAGATGAAGGTTCTTAAAAATGCTATGGAAAATCTAATGTCTTTAGGTTTCCAGGCTATGAATCCTCATGTTCAAAAGTTAAAGGCACAATATGACGAATTAGGTAAATCAATATCAGGAGTTGCACCATCCGTAGAAAAATCAAGTAAAAAATTATCAGGTTCTAATAAGACAATGATGAGCTTGTCTTTAATATTACAAGATTTACCTTATGGATTTAGAGGTATTCAGAATAACTTACCAGCCTTAGTTGGAAGTTTTGCTGCTGCTACTGGAGCAATCTATTTAGGGTTTTCTGCATTAATTGCAATTACAACCGCATATGAAAAGGAAATAGTTCAATTAATATATGGTTTAGATGAAGTTTCTGCTGCAAACAAAAAGATGAATGAATCTGTGGCAGATAATGTTGGTCAAGCTAAATCTCAAATAGCTTCAGATCAAGCTTTATTAAAAATAATTAACGATACAACACAAAGTACTGATAATAGAAAAAAAGCTTTAAAAGAATTAAAAGAGGAATATAAGGGTAATTTAGAATTACAAAAATTAGATATTACTGATGGTGATAAACTAGCAACAGTTTATAATAAAATATCAAATGCTTTAATAAGAAAAGCTAGAGCAACTGCATATGCACAATTAATAGCAGAAGAAGAGGCTAAGGTTTTAAAATTAGAAACACAACAAGGAGAAGAGGTAGTAAAAAACTTAGGCTTCATGGGCACAGCCTATGGATTAGTCACTTCTGGAATTGGTGGTTTTACAGCATCTGCAAATATAGTAACTGCTGCCTTTAATAAACAATCTAAAGAAATTAGTACATCGAAAGCAAATATTGCCTTATATACTGAAAAACTAAATGAAAATACTGAAGCACAAATAGAAAATGCTGATGCTGCTTCATTGGATACAACTGTTACAAAAGCAAAAGGTGATAAGGCTGCAAAAGAAGCTGCTAAATTAGAGGCATTTGCTGCTAAAAGAAGGGCTATGGCAGGTGGTGATATTGAAGTTATTAAAGAGCCAGAATTAGACCCAAAAGAAAGAGCTAAAGCATTTGCAGAGAAGATGGCATTCGATAAAAAAATGTCAAAAGAAAGAGTTGATATGCTAAAAGAGCAATATCAATTAGAAGTATCTGAAGCTGAAGGTAGCTTTGAAAAAATAAAGTTAGCAGAAGAAAATATGAGATTAGCCCTTAATCAAGGGTTTATGGATGGTACAATAAAGCTATCAGAATATCTTAATGCTATATTAGAATTAAGAAAAAAATCAAATAAAACTGTTACCGAAGAAGGCAAAGCGGCTACACAAGAAATGATGAAAATGGGTGTAGGTATAATGTCTGCACTTGGACCTGCCTTAGATATGTTATTAGATAAAGGTGCATCATTAGGTGAGGTTTTGAAATCAGCATTTCAAGGTATAATCAAACAATTAATTAAAGTTGCTATTGCAGCAGCTATTGCAGTGGCATTATTATCAGTTATATTCCCAGACAAAGTAGCTAAAGCAGGTGGGGCACTAAAAATGTTTGGTAATCTAACTGCAGGTGGGATGGGATTAGGTGCTCAATTATTTGCTAACGGTGGTATTATATCAGGACCAACACTAGGGTTGATGGGAGAATATCCTGGTGCAGCAAATAACCCTGAAGTTGTAGCTCCATTAGATAAATTACAATCACTAATGGGTGGTGGCGGCGGAGGTACTCTAGAAACTAGAATAAGCGGTAACGACTTATTAATATTAATGAACAAAGCAGGTAGAAACAATAACAATACGTTCTAATGGCATTTATAAACCCAAAATACGAGATTATATTTGATGATGTATATGCCAAGCCTGGCGATACAAACGTCACCTATAGGGCTCAGATTTACAAAGACGGCTATTCTAGCAGTACAATATACCCATTGACTGCATCCAATAGTCCTTTTATAATAGAAACTGTAGATACAAAAGGTAACGCCTATACGCCAATAATGTCAACAAGGGCAACCTTAAACATAGTAAAGAACGAATATCAAAGCACTAACTATGCTGAGTTATTACAAGACTTCTTTACTGCTGATGATAATGACTATATGATAGTTGTTACCAAAGGCACATACGATGGTTCTTATACATGGGGAACTGTAATATGGAGAGGGTTTTTTATACCTGTAGATAGTGTTCAGTTCTCTCCTGTAGCTCTAAATAGCTTGTCATTGACCTTTGTTGATGGTTTAGCTAGAACTAAGAACAAGAAATACTACTTTAACCTTACAAATGGTATAGGTTTTAACTCAGAAGATCAAGTAAGCTTAAAAGATTTACTTATTGATTGTTTTGCTAAAACTGAGTTTACCTTAGATGTATGGATTAACGAATACTATAAAACAGCAAATATTGCTTCTAGAAACATAGAGAATATGTATCTAAAGAAGAACTACTTAATGGAGCAATATGGAGAATATTTAAACTACTATGACATATTAGAATATGCTTGTAATAGGTTTGGATGGGAGTGCTTCTACAAAGAAGATAAATGGTATTTAACTTGCTATGGTGCTTTAACTAGAGAAACAAGCATAGCTTACTATGTTTACAATAGCTCAGGTGTATATCAATCTACACAAACAGTAGGTAATACAACTAGCGTTGCTGTTGATTCGACTAACAACTATAAACAAATTGGGCAGTCGTTAATGGTTAGTTTTAATAGAGCACAAAAGTCATACACTCAATTTAGTCCTATTTACAATGTAAAGCAACTTGTTTCTAATGGATGGTTCTTGTCATGGTCAGGAACTAACAATGTAGATACATGGATAGAAACAGGTATGGTTGTGTCAAAGCTTGACCCTACTTATGGTGGATTATATACAGAAGATGTTACTTCTAATGCTAGCGAAACTAGCAGAGCTGTTAGGTCGTTTGGTAACGATGTAAAAGCAGGTGATTATTTAAACATAAGATGGTCAGATTACAAGTTTAATTGTACTGCGAGATATTGGGTTAGGATTATCCCTGCAGACAACTCTGCTTCTCAATATCTTAACAATAGTGGTGAATTTACAACAACAGTAGTTTATCTTAATGATTTCCCTGTAGGATTTCCTAAACAAGTTTTAGTGCCTATTGATGGGTCTATTGATGTTGTTATTTACAGACCTCTAGATGGTGGTGGTACTCCTTATCTTGAGCTATATTACTTCTTAGTTCAAAACGTAGGTCCAGTATCTCAGATTTATAACTATGACTCATATAGAGAAATAGGAAGTATAAACACTCAGTTTAAGCCTGAAGAAGGAGATAACTTCTCTTTAGGATTTATGTATAATGACATATTTAAGAATACTGATTCAGGAGCAAGAGCTGCTGATCAACCAAAAGATGTTTCGGCATCTTCTTATGTTGGTATGTATACTGATATAGCTAACGCAGGTTTTGCTAATCAGTTTGGTAGAGGTACATCAGGAAGCACTGAATTATTTACTTTAGTTGCTCAAGATATTGGTATAGACCAAGTGCAGACTCAGACAGTAATAGAAGGTCAATTTAAGAGTATAGGGTATTGGCTAAACAGCAAGTTTACATACTCTTATGATGGCACTAATACACATACTTACTTATTGAAGTCTTTTAAATGGGACTTAAAACAAGCAACACAAGAGTCTGTGCTTAAAAAGATTAATTATACAGGAACAACTATAATAATAGATATATTTAAAAACTTAAATACTAGGAAATAATGGCATCAGTAATAAACGGAACTAATATACTTCTTTATCAATATGACCCTGAAACAGAAGAGGGTGTCCCATTTGGTGCAGCTACAAACTGTACTTTTAGTACTAGCGTAGACCAGGTGGAAGTTACCACTACTAATAGTGAGTCATATAAAGAGTATTTAGGCTCTCAGATTAGTTGGAATATATCTGCTGATGGATTTATAGCTCTTAGCGACTACTCTTACTTATTTTTACTAAATAAGCTTCAAAGTAAAGAGCAAATAGTAGTTAAGTTTCAGATTGATAACGATAATGGAGATGGCTCAGAAACTTTAGGTTATAGCGTATTTACAGGATTAGCAAATATTGTTAATTTGGATATGACTGGTCCAGTAGAAGGTGCTGCTACTTATAGCGTGTCTTTACAAGGTACAGGGGAATATACCGTATCTGGTACTCAAGTTACTCCTGGCGGCATTGTTATAGAAACTTCAAATGTTACTATGCACCAATACACAGCCTTTGGAGGGGAAACTACAATTACTATTACTGCACTTATAGGTGGTATAATATTGTCAGTTACAAGAGGCGGTATGGAGGTTAGGTCAATAGCAACTTCAGGATCTCCAACAGGTGATAACGTTTCATTTAATGCTAGTACAGGAGTTCTTACCTTTGGCAGAGCTTTAGAGGCGGATGAGTTTGTTAGAATAATTGCAAAATAATAGTTAAAATTTATATATAAATGAGTGCACAGTTACAGGTAACAGGTGAAGCAAAAATAAGGGACATACAAGGTCCAGTAGTGGCTGATAGTGGTGTAATAACTGCTTTAGATGGTGCAGCCAATCAATATGTAAGAGGGGATGGGACTTTAGCTATTTTCCCAACTTCAGCTGGTGGTGGTAGTTCAGTTTCTTATTACTTAAACGGAAGTGTCAATCAAGGTACTTTTAGTGGTTCTACTTATTACCAAATGAGTAAAGACGCAATTACTGGAACTGGAACAAACTTTTCTACTTCAACTAATGGTTTGATTGCTCAATTTATTACTGATGCTAACGATCCTGATGTAGTTTCAATTCCAAGTGGAAACTGGAACATTGAATTTTATATGGGTGTAAGTGCTTCAAGTGGTTCTTTAGCTTCATTTTATGTAGAGATTTACAAATATGATGGTTCGGCATTTACATTGATAGCTACAAACGTTGCTACTCCAGAATTTTTAACCAATACTACAACTGTTGACGCATACTTTACGAGTGTTGCAATGCCTACAACGGCTTTAGCTTTAACGGATAGATTAGCGGTTAAGATTTATGCAAACGTAGCTTCAAAGACAGTTACTTTATATACTGAAGATAATAGGCTTTGTCAAATAGTAACTACTTTTTCAAAAGGTATTCTTTCGATTAATAACTTAACCGACCAATCACAAAACTTAACTGTTGGCACAAGTGGGACAAACTTTGCTATCGTTTCAAGTGGGGATACGCATACTTTTAACCTACCTGTGGCTTCTGATACAAATACTGGTAAATTAAGTTCTACTGATTGGGTAATCTTTAATAATAAGCAGGACTTTTTAACTGACCCAGTAACAGGAACAGGTAATACAAACTATGTACCCTTATTTACTGGCACAAGTACAATAGGAAATAGCATCATCTATCAAGATGGAGTAAAAATAGGTATAATGAATGCTTCACCAACTACAACATTAGATGTTATTGGTGGTGGTAATTTCTCTGGTTCTATTGGTGCATTGAGTTTTATTAAAAGTGGCGGTACGTCAAGCCAGTTCTTAAAGGCAGATGGTTCAGTTGATTCTAATACATATTTAACTACATCAAGTGCAGCATCTACATACGTTCCTTATACTGGAGCAACTACATTTGTTAATTTAGGCACTCAATTATTTTATTCTGGTGGTGTAGCGGTAGAAAATGCAGGTAACGGACTTATTTCAACAGATGGTTCGTTAAGTGCAGGTAAGGGAATATTCTTAACTAATACTATTAGTGGTGGTCAATGGTCAAGCGGAACAACTAATTTAGTTGCAAGAAATAGCGGCTTTTTAATCACTCGTAGTGCTGGTGGTGGTTTATTAATCTTTGATTCAGCAGTAACTTATGACTATACTTTTCCAAGTTCAAACGGAACAATAGCTTTAACATCTAACCTTTCAAGTTACTTACCTTTAAGTGGTGGTACGCTTACTGGTGCTTTAAGTGGTACAAGTGCTACGTTTAGTGGTGGAGTTACAAGTAATGCGACAACAAGTGTTTCATTTTATAGTGGAACTTATGTATCAAATACTTTAGGTGATGGAAGCTTTGCTACATATTCTGGTAGAATTAGAGAAAATGCAAGTTATGCCCTTAATATTGATTTATATGATAGAACGGCTGCAACTTGGAGAACTCCTTTATCATTTAACAATACTGGCGGTGCTGCTACGTTTTCAAGTAGTGTAACGGCTGCGGGTACTGCATCAACTCCTACATTTTGGGCTAAAGGTGGAATGGACGGCTCTGGAACTGGAAAAGGAAATATAAGGTCAAGTGATAGTGGAGGCTCAAATTATTTTGATTTTGGTAGAGATAATTTAACAACGGGCAATTTTGTTTTAACAAGCAATGGCGGAAGTCCTTTATTGTCAGTTACTACAAGCGGAGCTGCTACGTTTTCAGCAGGAATAACTGCTGGAAGTGGTACATCAAGCGGATATGCAACATTAAATTTAATTGATAGTGGAACTGGGAGTGCAAGATATGCATCAATTAGAAAAAATTATGATAGTCCATTTGATTTAAGAATAAGAGCATCTAATTCGGATTCTGCTGCACCTATTGTATTTGATTTAAGTAATGCAGTTGAGGCAATGAGAATCACTTCGGGGGGCAATGTATTAATGAATACTACTCAAAACTCAATGACGGGTGGCTTTACTGATACTACTTTATTAATTAAGCAAAAGGCAGATGGAGGTGCAGGTGGTGGATTACAAATTGAGGCAAATGGTTCGGATAATATTGCATTTTTTGGTTTTGATGGCAGTGCTTTTAAAATTGGTACATCTTATAGGTCAAGTGGAAGTTATCAGCCAATAACTTTTTCAACCGCAGGAAGCGAAAGATTAAGAGTTACTTCTGGTGGACAATTAGTAGTAGGTGGCACAAGTTCAATATTTCAAACTTCTGGTAGGGGTGTTATTGAAGTTAATGGTTCAAGTAATTCAATATTTGGATTAGCAGCAGGTGGTGTAGAAAAGGGGTATGTTTATCATTCTGGTTCAAGTATGTATTTAAACCAATCTGTATATGGAGGTCAATTATATGCAGTATCTTATGGTAACGGAGTATATTTAGCAACTAATGCTACATCTTGGACTTCTGCTTCGGACGAAAGACTAAAAGATATTAACGGAACTATTGAAAATGCAGTAGATAAATTAAAAACATTAAGGGCGGTAAACTTTAGTTGGAAAAAAGATGATAGTAAGAAAGAAAATTTAGGTTTAATTGCTCAAGAAGTAGAAAAAGTATTTCCACAAGTAGTAGATAAAAACAAATTACCATCAAAAGCAGATGAGGTACAAACAGATGAAACTGAATATTTAGGTGTAAGATACCAAGAATTAGTGCCAGTTTTGATAGCTGCAATTCAAGAACAACAAGTACAAATAGAAGAACTAAAAGCTAAAATAAAATAATATGACAGAATACAAATGGATAATTAACCAAATGAACTGCGTTCCACAAGAGGGGCAATTAATTGATGTAGTAAGTGTAGTGCATTGGGTAAGGGAAGCGACTAAATACGTTGGTGCAGAACCTATCGTGGTTTCAGTTTACGGCACAATGGCTTGTCAAACTCCAAGTGCAACAGACTTTACGGCATACCCAGATTTGACCTATGAGCAAGTTTGTGGCTGGTTAGACGCAGGATTAGATGTGGCTTCTTTAGATGCTAATTTAGATGCTCAAATAGAGAACATAATCAATCCGCCTATTATCACTTTGCCTTTACCTTGGGCTAACCCTACTCCTAATGAGAGCAATTAAAGACTACTTAATTATCATTCTAGCGTTCTTTGC